TGGGCTTGCAAGAAATGTCTGTTGACTTGTCGGCAGAGTTGAAAGAGTTCTACGGCCAAAACCGCTTTGCGCTGGCTGTCGCTCAGGGTAAGGTCAAAGTTTCAGGCAAATTTAAAGGCGCTTTGATTAACGGCCTGACGCTGAATACTTTGTTCTTCGGCGCTGAGTTTGCGACCGGAACGATGAAAGCGTTATGGGCAAATACTGACGGTAAGGATATCCCGACTCAAGCACCATATAACGTCCCTTTGACTGGCATGGCGCCGGGCGGTACTTTCGTCGAAGACCAAGGTGTTATGTCCAGCGATGGTACTGCTATGGTTAAAGTAGCAAGTAATCCGAAAGCAGGCCAATACTCCGTTAGCGCAAACGGCGTTTACTCGTTCAACGAGGCGGATAAAGGCAAAACAGTTTACCCTAGCTTCACATACACGTTACCTATGCCGTCAGCCAAGAAAATTGAGCTGACTAATATGGCGATGGGTAACACGCCGACCTTTAAACTGAAATACCTGACGCAGTTTAAAGGCAAAAAAGCCTTGTTGGAACTGGAAAGCGTGACCAGTGGTAAATTGGGCTTGTTTTCAACCAAAAACGATGATTTCTCCGTACCTGAAATTGACTTTACTGCCTCAACCGACGAAGCAGGCTTTAAAGTCGGTACGTTGTGGATTCAAGAGTAATAATGCAGGCCGTCTGAAATGACGGCCTTTTTTCATTTACCCCAAAAAAAGGAAAGCAAAATGACCGTACGAATTAAAGGCGTGACCGTTGAACTGAACGGCACTGAATATGTTATTCCGCCAATCGCACTTGGCGCGTTGGAGCAGTTGCAAAGCCGCATTGGTGCGTTTGACGGCAATGTGCAAGACGCAAAACAGATTTCTACCGTTATCGATTGCGCCCATTCCGCGCTGAAACGTAATTATCCCGATATGACGCGCGAAGAAGTGGCTGATTTGATTGATATTGGCAACATGAACGAAGTATTCGCCGCTGTGATGGATGTTTCAGGCTTGAAACGCAAGGAACAGGAAGCCGCGCAAGCGGGGGAAGCACAGGCGGCGGTTTAAGTTTCGGCGCGATGATTGCCCACGTCTGCGCCTCAACAGGGTGGACGTGGGATTACGTTGCCGACAACTTGGATTTGCCGCGAATCGGGCATTTAAATGACTATTGGCGTGAACATCCGCCCGTGCATATCTTGGTAGCCTCATACATGGGCATTAAGCCGTCATCTAGCCCTGTACAGAGCGAAACAGACGAGGCGGAAGCCATCGGTATGCTTGGCGGCGGCGAGCTGTCAAAAGACGAATTTAACGCATTGCTGAAAGCGAAGGGGATTATTTGATATGAGTAACGCAGTTTTCCCAACGTTCCCCGGCTTGAAGTGGGGGCGCAAAAAAACGGCTGTTTGGAGTACCAATATTCAAAAATCAGCTTCAGGGCGTGAGATTCGCAGCGCGTACTACACTTATCCGCAATGGAAATTCTCGCTTTCGTTTGAAGTATTGAGAACAAAATCCTCAATCAACGAACTTGAGAAGCTGGCAGGCTTTTTTAATGAACGCCGCGGCAGTTTCGACAGCTTCTTGTACGAAGACCCGACAGATAACAAGGTTACAGACCAGCTTATCGGGAATGTCGTTCAGGGCGTAACGAGATACCAGCTTGTGCGCAATTACGGCGGTTTTACCGAGCCTGTCTTAGCGGTTAAAGGCGTGCCGGTGGTTAAAGTAGGTGGCGTTGCTTTGACACATGGCCGTGATTTCGCGATAGACAATAACGGCGTATTGGTTCTAAACACGCCTCAAACGCCCGGCCGACCCATCACATGGACAGGCGGTTTTTATTTTCGCGTACGCTTCACGTCTGATACGGTGGATTTTGAAAACTTCATCGGTCATTTGTGGAGCGCGAAGAAAATCGAGTTTACGAGTTTGAAATTATGAAAAGTGCAAGCGCTGAATTAATGAATCTGCTTCATAACGAAGACAGGTTTTTGATGGCCGATTTGTTCACGATTACCCTATCGAATGGGCAAGTATTGCGCCATACGAACTTTGACAAACCTGTTACATGGCAGGGGAATCAATACGAGGCTTACAAGCTGATTATCAAACGCGGCGCGACAAGAACGGCGGTAGGGCTTGATGTTGATTCAAACACGTTGCAAATCGCCGCCGAGCCAAGTTATCGGCTTGAGGGCTTGCAATGGGCAGAGGCCGCGCTTGGCGGTGCTTTGGACGGCGCAAGGGTGGTTATTGAGCGTGTCTTTTTCCGTGATTTCCTCACGCCCAATCCTGAACCTGTTGGCACGGTCATCATCTTTTCCGGCCGCGTGTCGGATGTGTCGGGCAGCAGGTCGTCCGTCAAGGTTGACGTCAAATCGGATATTGAACTGCTGAACGTATCAAGCCCACGCAACATCTATCAGGCTGGTTGCATGAGGACGCTTTATGACGGCGGATGTAAAGTCAACCGCGAGAAGTTCACAGTAAATGGCCGTGTAACCGCAAACAGCACGACCGGAACGGAACTGACTTGCAACCTGACACAGGCGAACGGTTGGTTTAACCAAGGCGTTATCAAGTTCACAAGCGGCCTTAATGCAGGGTTGACACGCACCGTCAAGGAACATAAGGACGGTACGCTGTCTTTTGCCTTGCGCTTACCGCACCCCCCACGCGCAGGCGATGTGTTCAAAATCTATCCGGGCTGCGACAAACGACAAAGCACCTGTAAAGACAAGTTTGACAACATCGTGCATTTTCGCGGTTTTCCTTATATCCCATCTGCCGACACGGTGGTTTAAATGAGGCCGTCTGAAATGGATTTGAGAAAACGGATTGTCGAAGAGGCTTATTCGTGGCTTGGTACGCCGTACCATCATCAAGCGATGGTCAAGGGTGCTGGTGTGGATTGCGCGATGATTCTTGTCGCAATCTATCGGGAGGCTGGCTTGCTTCCTGCTGATTTTGACCCACGACCGTATCCTCAAGACTGGCACTTGCACCGAGATGAGGAGCGTTATCTTGGCTGGGTTTTAAAAGTCTGTCATGAGACCGATACGCCGCGACCGGGCGACGTTGTCGTCTGGAAGTTTGGGCGCACGTTTTCACATGGCGCGGTTTATGTTGGCGACAACAAAATTATTCACAGCTACATCGGGCGCGGTGTGGTTTTGGATGAATTGGATCAGGCTGAACTTTCAGGCCGTCCGATGAAATTTTTTACTTTTGGAGCAAAAGAATGAATATTCAAATAACAGCTTATGGATTGGGTAGTGGCCACGATGAAGCCGCTGGCGGTAGTTATGACGATACCGATTTGCGCAAACAGATTGCGGCGGTCGCGGAACAGGTCAGCAAAATAGCCGATACCCGCAAAGAGTATCAAGCTGCGTATGTCCCTAAAAAAGATTTGGGGAGCGAATCAGATAGCAATGGATTTGTAACGGTTAAATTTAAAAAGCCGTTTTCAAAAATCCCATTTGTCAAGGCTACGGTTGACCTAAAAACACGTTCCGCACGAGCGATTAATATTACAAATGTGACAGAAACAAGTTTCGAGATATTAGATGCCAGCTGGGATTTTAATGATATGTCAGGCATTTGGTATGAAGCGCATTTAATAGATTGATTTTATAGAGGTTACTCATGGGCGGTAAGACTTCCACTATTTCAAATTCTGAACAACGGATTTTATCCCTACAAGTCCAGCAATCTTCTCAAGGCTTGACCCTGCCTGTTGTTTACGGTCGGGCGCGTGTTGCTGGTAATTTGATTTGGTACGGCGACTTTACCACTATTGAGACCAAGACAACGACCCGACAAGGCGGCAAGGGCGGCGGTGGCGTAAAACAAGAGGATATTTCCTACACTTACGAAGCCGCCGTCATGATGGCCTTGTGCGAGGGCGAAATTAAGGGAATCGGGCGCATTTGGCGCGATAAAGAAAAGTTTGAATCGCTTTCACAATTGCGCCTGAATCTTGCCAAAGGCGGCGATGAACAGCCGACCTGGACGCATTTGCAACAGCCGAAGCACCAAGCGCAGGCCATCAACTATTCCGGCACGGCTTATATTTATAGCCCGAATTACGAACTGACGAAATCAGCGCAGATTTATAGCCATAATTTCGAGGTTATCGGGAAAATGGGGTATTCGTCCTCAATTCCTGACGCAAATCCGAGCGAAATTATCCGCGATATGCTGACGAATCAGAACTACGGTTGCGGATTTCCTGCTGAAAACTTAGGCGATACAAGCGTTTACGGCGTTTATTGCCGCGCGGCAGGTATCTTTTTAAGCCCTGTTTACAGTGAGCAGACGGAGGCGCAACAGAACATTTCCGAACTGTTGGAACAGACCAATAGCGCGGCAGTGTTTTCGCAAGGCCGTCTGAAAATTGTCCCTTATGGCGACGTGAAACTATCGGGAAACGGCGCGGTCTATGTGCCAAACCTGACACCTGTTTACGACTTAACCGATGACGATTTTATCGTATCAGGCGCGGAAGACCCTTTGAGGGTTGAGCGCAAAACCAACGCTGACGCCTACAACCAAATACAGGTTGAATATCTCGACCGCGCGAATGACTACAATATCGCTGTGGCCGAAGTAAAAGACCAAGCGAATATTGAGCAATACGGCCTGCGCCCTAAAGATGCCGTGAAGATGCACGGAATCTGCGATGCTAAAGTCGCAAACCATGTAGCGCAACTGCTGTTACAGCGTGCTTTGTACGTCCGCAATGAATATGAGTTTAAGCTTGGCTGGAAATACTGCCTGCTTGAGCCTATGGACTTGGTCACGCTGACGGACGAGGGTTTGGGGCTTGATAAAACGCCTGTCCGAATCATTGAGATTGAGGAGGACGAAGAGGGCGTTTTGACCGTCAAGGCTGAAGATTTCCCGATGGGCGCGGCATCGGCTACGGCTTACCCTACACAGCCATCGTTAGGCTATTCCGCCGATTACAACAAATCGCCGGGCAACGCTCATGCACCTGTTGTTTTTGAAGCGCCTTTACAACTGACTGGCGGCGAGCCTCAAATTTGGCTTGCAACCGCTGGCGGCGATATGTGGGGCGGCGCTGAAGTGTGGATTTCGACCGATGGCGACAGCTACACGCGAATCGGTGCGACCAACAAGAAAGCGCGTTTCGGCTCACTGTCCGCGCCTTTGGCAAGCGGGGCAGTTTTTGACCGCGCCAATACTCTGAACGTTGAAATTTCCGCCGGGCAAATGACAGGCGGAACGGAGCAAGACAGCCGAGATTTGCTGACCTTGTGTTACGTTGACGGCGAATTTTTGGCATACGCCAATGCCGAACTGAAAGGCGTAGGTCGTTACACATTGGGCAATCTGACGCGCGGCGCATATGGCTCTACCATCGATAGACACAATGCAGGCAGTCAGTTTGTGCGCATTGATGAAGCGATGTTCAAATATGCCGTCCCTGCGAACTGGGTAGGACGCACGGTTTGGGTTAAGCTGGTGTCTTTCAACGTCTTTGGCAGTGGTGTGCAGGAGCTTGCAGAAGTGCCGGCATATTCCTACACCATCAAGGGCGCACCGCTTGGGCAGATTCAGAATTTACGTTTAACGTCATCTTGGGCATACGGCAAAGAAGCCGTTATTGCTTGGGATAAGCTGGGCGGTGCTGATACCTACGACGTAGAGGTTTATGCAGGCAATACGCAAAAACTACTGCGAAGCTTGAGCGGTATTGTTGACAACGGTTTTACCTACACGCAAGCCGACATGAAAGCTGACGGCGGCCAAGTGCGTGATGTTGTCTTTAAAGTTCGTGGCCGTGCGGTTACTGGTAAGACTGGCAACTGGGCGCAAGTAGCCGCACAAAATCCGCAGCTCAAACCATTGCAAGGCATTGAGATTGACAGCGGTTTACGTCAGGCGTTTTTCAAATGCGCCATGCCGTCTGAAGAGGATTTTGCAGGTATTGTGATTTGGGTGTCTGAAAATCAGGCAGTCCCAACAATAGACGCGAATAAAGCCTACGATGGCGCGGAAACATTTGTTTCTATTACGAAATGCAACGGAAAGGATTTGCAACAGGGTAAAACCTATTATTTACGCGCCGCCGGTTATGACAGCTTTGGCAAAGACGGTATGCGCGTCAGCAACAGTATTGCGTTTACCGTTGCCGATGTGTCAGTCACAGATTTAACGGAAAGCAATCTGAACAAGTCTTTGCGTGACAAAATCGCATTGATTGACGGAAACGGCGCAGGCAGTGTAAACGCACGAATCGAAGCGGAAACGCGTGAGAGGGTAAGCAAGATTGAACAAGTATCCTCGAAACTCAATAACTTATCTGTCGGGGGAAGAAATTTAATCCGAGATTCCGCAACGCAAGTTCAAAATTCCAACTATTTAATTCAGTCATATCAAATGACGGATAATTCGTTACAAGAGGGCGATCCGGTTACTGTAACGATTTGGGGGGATTTGGGCAGTGACCGCGAAGCGTTTTGGCCGTTCAATTCGGATTCTTGGAACTGGTTAGGCGCAATGAAGAAAGTGTCTGATGGGGTTTATCGACTGTCAACAACATGGCAGCGGTCGAAAAACAATCCATCGAACGACCGCTTATTGATTTATTGTGGCCCGAATAGCGGCAGAACTGCCTCACGGATTGACCGTATTAAGCTGGAGCGTGGCACTGTTGCGACCGACTGGACACCGGCGTCGGAGGATAGTGTGGCAACGGTGCAAACCCATGCCGAAAGCATTAACGGCTTGGAGGCGCAATATACTGTCAAGGTTGACGTTAACGGCAAGGTTGCAGGCTACGGATTGGCAACCACACCGAAAAACGGCACGCCTGAAAGCAAGTTTATTGTCAACGCCGACCGCTTCGGCGTTGGTTCGACTGGCAAAGCTGATATTTTCCCATTTACGGTAGATACACGGCAAAACCGTGTCGGCGT